CTGGACCTGTTTTTCGTATTGTATTTCTAATAGGACTTTCACCATCATTCCAGTCTGCGTTTTTGTGAAACTCTAATTCTTCAGGGCTGACATCACCATAATCATCTCTATCTTCTTGACTATCAATAATCTCATCAGTTGCTTCTGCATAAATAATGATGCACCTACAATTAATTACATTTCTTGCTCCACCTTTAGGGTCTCCTGCATAACTCATTGGCACACCACCGACAATAAAGTCCTCATCCATGTTTACTTCTTGACCATTAGCTGATGAGTGTGCAGACCTTGTTCTAAGATCACTTGTAGATACCCACTTCTTCTTCATGTCAGTACCTAAGTCTTGCTGTACTTTCTTGTGATATTCATTGTTAGCAAAAGAAGCTGCATTGTGTGTTTCTGTTCTAGCTATCAAATTGGCTCTACGCCTAGCTATTGGATAACCTTTTTTAGTAATGCTTCTTGAGATTTGATCTAATGTTAAGTTGTCTGCTCTGCCTTGAAATATAACTTTTTGTATTTCTCTAGAAGCTTGCTCTGTCATTCCACTAAAATAAGGAACTCTGCTACCAACATATATCTCTACCATTCTTTCAAAATCAAATGATCTACCAAACACAAATGCTTCATTATCTTTTTTACCAAGATAATATTTTTCTTCGTTATTATTGAATATGGTTCTAAAAACTTTTGTGTAATGATTTCGCATTACGACTTCTAGCTTGGTGTTTAAAGATTTTTTTAACTCATCATAGTTAGGCTCACTAACTTGTTTTATTTGGTTTGATGTTTCTTTTACAAATTGTCTAAAGGCTGTATTTAGCTTTGGTGCAACAGACCTTTCTAAATTGTTTCTAATTCTCTGTTGTTTTTTTACTTCTTGCCTAGCATTTATGCGACCAACTTTAAATGTATTAAAGTTTTTTGTTACTGGTTTCATTTGCTAGATAATGGATGTCCTTCAGGAAAAAGATCAGTGTCATGTTTGCCACCTCTGAACTTGCCTGATGATAATGCTCTTAGAAAGCTGTTTACTCTTGCATACGCCCATTGATCAGGCGAGCTTACACTGGGTCTTACGCTTGAAGGGTTAGTTCTGTAAGCTCCGACACCCCTTCTAAAGACCGCTTCAAGCATTCTTAGGGTAGCTCTTTTAGTCTTGCTGTTGCCGTGTTTTTCATTATGATCTTCTACTTTACCTTTAAGAGCTTCTTTGACTTTACCTGATAAGGCTTTCTGATCTTCTTTAGCTTCTATGTGATCTTGTAATGCAAACTCTTTATCTTCTTCAGTAATTATTTGTTGGCGTTTTCTTTTCGCCCATGCAAAGCCACTGTCTCCACCCCAAAGCAACCATGCTACCTTTCCTGCGCTTGGATAGCCTTCTTCACCCTGTCTGAACCCTTCTGCTCTTTTGTCTACTTCATGGCGACTAAAAAAGCTGTACATCCTTTTGACTGTAGATATAGATAGCCTTTCTCTTGCTACCAGTTGATTTGCACGAGCAACACCTACAGCAGTGCCACCCCTATTGAACTTTTTTCTAAGCTCAAGCCCTCTCTTAGCTTCTTCTGCCATTTCACTGGTAGGAATCGTATTAATATCTGATAAAGCTTTTTCTTCAGCTAACAACAAAGATATTTCTTTGTCTGTTTCTTCATCATCATAATCTTCTAAATCTTCTTCGTTAATTGGGTTCTCAGGCTTCTCTACGCCTTCGTCAGTAAGAGGGAATAGATTAGCTGATATGTAGAGGTCATCAGCACCATTAACAGGTTCTAAGCCTAGTTGCTCCCTAGCTTCATTTCTAGTCATGATGCCTTCTCTTACAGCAGAGGTAACATTTTCGTACACTTTTTTAACTCTCTCTGACAAAGCTGGTATAGCATCAATATCAAACTCTAATGTGAGACGATCATCAAATAATGGTACTAACCATTCGTTAAGGTCTGATGCGATCTTTCTTAGGTGTGGGATGATTGTTTCTTCATACAGAGCAAGTCTTGCTTCGGCAACATTAGAATAGGTTTGACTGTCAGGAACACCCACTAACTGACTGGGTACGCCAAAGCATAGAGCAATGTCCGTAGCACTCATATGTTTTAGGGTTGCAAAATCCATGTCCTTAGGACTAAGACCCATTTCTTTCCAGTCAAAGTCTCCCTCTAATAACATAGGTCTGCCTGCATTACCTGCGCCACTGAATCTATTGTTTAAGTCTGTGAGTAATTGTTGCCTTTGTGATTCTGTGAGGTTGACAGCAAAGCCTGCATCATCTTGTGGTTTAAAAACAACCGCACCACTTGGTCTTGCACCATTCTGTAAAAGATTTACATTGTGCTTGCTAGCCATGTTGAATTGATCTACCTCAACTGCTGCAGCACTCAATGGACTAAGACCATAGTAATCATCTAGTGGATGCCACAGCTTGATGTGTTTTAGTTCGCTGAATCCGTTTTCTTTATCTATAAGATATGTGTGAGCAACTCTACCATTGACCATGTATTCATATTTTTCAGGAATAGGTTTGCCACTACCCTTGATGTTTATGCGATCAGGTCTTAATTGATGCAGTTCTTTTGGCGCACCCATGTCGCTACCAGTCTTGAGAATGTAAGCGTTACCACTTAACAACACATACCCAAACAGACTGTTAAAGAACTCACTGTAGGATTGCAATGGATTGGGTCGCATAAGAAGGTCAATTAAAGGATGTTCTTCTATTATTTGATCGCCTGCTTTAATAACAAAAGGCACAGCACTTGCACCTTTGCTTATCTCATTCACGCATCTATAAACAATTGCGTTTTTTAGATAGCCTTCTTTTGCTAGGTCTTGATATTTGTAGGTCTTTGCTTCTTCAGTGCCAACACCGAAGTAACCCATCATGTTTGAATTTTTTTGCTCAACAGGTTTGCTGTTAAACAATCTTTGAAAAAATGTTTGTTCTGCCATTAGCTTATTCTCCAATTTACTTCGCCTTTTGATCTGCTTAGTTCAGATATACCCCAAACCAAAGCATCTAATCTGTCAGGACTAGGTTTTGTTTCTCCTGTATAGCTACACAACTGTGATTCTAATTCAGGAAAATAACCAATGTGATGAACACGCCTTTGCTCGTAAAGTGCTGCAACAGGTTCGGCTCTTACCATCTTTCCTCTTGTAGCTCTTACAGACCTATAAGGAATGTTTACATCCATTCCTCTTAATAGTCTTTCCACCAAATCGCCACCGTTATTTACTTCAGCTACTATTCTATCTGCATCCCAATCATAAAAGCAATTGATAGCTTTTCTAGCCCAACCGTCAGGGCTGTACTTTCCTGAAGCATCTTCTAGTACATAATACTCATTATTATGGTCTTTGCCTACTACCATGATACCTGTTTCATCTGAATCTTCATTGTTTGTGACCGCAGGGTCTATAGCTACTATGATTTGTTTAAGTTCTTTTTCTGTATCTTCAGGCAGTCTTGCTTCTTCTATTAGCTTGTTTGACCACAAAGCTCCCTCTAATTCTTCTATAATCTCTGCGTAAAGCTCTTGTCTGCCTAAAGTTGTGCCTTCATATCTACGCTTTAACATATCCAAAGCAGACTGTGCTAAGTTTTCTTCGTTCTCAAAAGTAGAACCACTGGTTACGATTACATCATCTCGTTCTACCAAGCTCTTAATCATCTTGTTAGGTTTGGGTGTAGTTGTAATAACACACTTAGGATTATCTCCGAGCCTAAGACCAAACATTAATTGATCTAAGGCTTCAGGATAACGCCAAGCTGCAATCTCATCACACCAAGCTCTATGAAACTGTGGTCCTCTAAGTCTTTCAGGTTCTTGTGCTGCATAACCAACAATCTTTGAACCGTTAAACAATCGTATCTCTGAGAGACTAGATGAGTAGCCTTTGTAATCTGCACTTGATGAATAACATTCTTTAGGAATAATTGAGAGCAATCCACTGTTACCACCAAAACAAACTCTGCGTAAATCTCCGTGTGTTGGAGCTACTACTGCACATATAGTATTGGGATTTCTCAAAGCATAAAGTGCTATGTCCTGTGCACCAGTTCTTGTCTTGCCCCATCCACGACCTGCAAGTATGAGCCAAATGTTATGCTCATCAGCAGGTTCTATTTGTTTTGCTCTAGCAGTCTTTAGCCAATCAGTGTACAGCTTTACTGTCGCTTTCTCTGCGTTGCTCTGCAACTGAGTCAAGCAATTCCATAGCTTCTCTGAAGGCATCTGTTTCTTGGATGTTTGCATTTAGATTCATGTTGTGGGTTGCTTCGCCTAATGCAAGTTTTGCTAACTTCTGTGCATTGGTTGCAGCTTGTGATAATTGTGCTATTCCACTTGGCTTGTCATTTGACTTAATTAAACCCTGAACATGGGTAAAGATTTCATATGAAATTTTTAAGGCAAGCTCATCAATCTTGATGCTTTCCTCTGCTAACTGCTCTCGTCTTTTCTCGTCAAACTCAGCAATTAGCTTATGTCTAAATTCTTCTCTCTGCATTTTCCATCCGTCTTTTGCAGACAATCTGTAGATGGTGGTAGAAGAAACATTGTATTTTGCAATCAACTCATCAAGAGTAAACATAGTTCTTTCGCCTGTGTCTAGCTCTACGCCTTGCACATACTCATTACGGATTGCATCCTTTATCTGATCTGTGATTTTTACTTTAGCTTTTTTATCTGTCATGCATCTATCATGTTTCTGCAACAATGATATTCCATTTTGAGATTAAATTAAAGCTAATTTATTTTTGGATATTCTTGAGCCTTATAATTGATCTGTTTCGTCAGTGACTTTTTATCCCTCTTATTACCTATAACATAAACATATCTATGCTTTGCACTTCTATGAACTCTCTTGGTTGCATCTCCTAAGTGATGTCTTGAGTGTTTACCATCTGCACCTGCCATGTCTGTTCTTTCTTTGGTCGTGCCAGTAAACATAAAGTTAGTTGCCTGATATACAACTCCTAAGTGTTTCTCTTTAGTATCTGCATAGGAGACTATGATCTTAGGTTTGGGTAATAGTTTAAAAGATGCGCCTATAAGAATTGATGCTTCGTTTTTTTTGTTGTGTTTTAAAACTAATCTATTTAACTCTATGACATGGTGTTTATTGTTTTTGCCTGCGACTCCTTCACATAAAGAAGCAGATGCAGGTATACCATATGACACAATACCAACCAGTTCTTGTTTCAAAAAAAGACCGTAAGCATAATTAATACTTGGTACTCTTTTTGCGTAATGGATATTTAGGATAAAAGGTAGCGCTTCTTGATATTGGATTCTGCGGATGCTGTAATCTGCAACAAAGATTGATTCTTCTTCTGCAAACAAGGTTGATTGATAGATACTCATTTTAATATTTCCAACATAGGATTTTATACCAAATTGGGGCTAAAGACTAAAGATTAAAAAAAATAATAAAAAAATACTTCTTGCAATATAGACCCAAACTGGTATAATGGGTATTGGTAAGAAATAAATTGAAACTTCATAGGAGAAGATAATATGAAAAATAAAGTGAAAAAAACCAACCATAAGTTTGAACTTTACAGGTTCAACAATATGTCTATCCAACATAGTATCAAAGGTATCAATATAGGTATCGGTACTAGAGCAGTCAGGCTTGGTTACAAGTGGGTCTATGTCAAAGACTACTTCAAAGATAAGCACCTGTTTAACTCTAAGTCTTGGAGAAAGATTAGACGGAGCAAGTGGGATTCTATCTGCCAGTCTAACGATCATTACTTTCAGAAGGTGAGCTAATGCGAATCATTAAATCAGACTACTTTGGTCAGTGGGAACTCCGTGCAAACGGAGTGACCCAAGGTGGTAGAACTTTTAAGAGTACGGTTGCCATGTTAAGAAAGCATGGTGATTCTAAACAAGTAGCTTTAGATGGTGCGAACCGATTAAAAGAAACAGAGATTTGGTTTACCTCTGATGGTAAATACAAAGTTGCCAAGTCAAACATGGATGAGAGTCATCCTCTTTTACATTCAAAGGAATTAACAGGGACTACTTGGCTCAACATCAGGATTTGTTCTAATGGTTTGTATGGCGACACACACTTAAGAGACTGGGGTGAGTTTCAAAAGATCAAGAACGAGCTTTGTGGTTTAGAAAGAACTGCTATTGAGATTTATCCCAAAGAGTCTTTTCTACATGACACTGATAACTGTTATCACCTTTGGGTTTTTCCTGAAGGTGCTGAAATGCCACTTGGATATTTTAATAGAGATGTGTCTGCTGATGAATCACCAACACAAAGATTACTTTAATACCATTATGGGTTGCATTCAATTTATAAATAAACTAGACTTAGGTCTTAAATTAATTAGGAGATAAAATGAAAAACTTAAAGACTACCAAAACCATAACCACAAAAGAAGTTGAACCATATTGGTTCATTGACTATGTGACTTATCACTTTGCTGATGATGACTTAAAAGATTACAGAATAGAAAAAGAATTGTATTCTGAAAACAGGTCTTAT